TATGGTTTATAAGCTGTCAGATGGACTTAGTGTACCCAGAAACAATTATCCCAAATGGGATAAAAGACTTTTTAAAGACAAAGAGAGTTTGATAAAATATTTATCTGAATCGTAACTAAAAAAATATGAGCGGAAAAAGATATTTCATAGTGTCATACAATTTTGGCAATGGCAAAGTACATGGTTCTGGGCAAACCACTTTTGTGACGGATGGATGCTACCTGAACAGACAGATAGCAATAGAGCAGATAGCATCTACACTTGAATGTGAAAATGCTGAGATTGTAATTTTGAATATTATTGAATTGCCTGAATCTGATTATAATGTTTGGAGTGCCCAAAAAACAAACTAAAAAAGAACTGAGGTATGGCAAATATATTGACTGAAGGTGCAGAAATGTTAACTAAATCCCTCACATGGGGAGGAAAGATGACATTTGATCAAATAAATAAATTGGACTGGTTGAAAACAACGTCTTACTACGGAATTAATCTATATATCCAAGAAGGAATACGAAAAGGATGGATTAATTGCATGTGTAAAGAAGGAAAGCCTACTGTTTATTATGCTACCCGTAAGGGACGTAAAATGTCAAACGAAAGAGAATAATTAAAAACAAATGAAGGTATGAAGTATTTAAGAATACATACTGCGTTGTGGGCTATAATATGTCTTATATCTGTATTGTTTAATGCAATATGTTATATTCTTTATGCTTTTGTTAGATTCCTTTGGTGTTTCCAGGTTGAAAAATGGAGCGATTTTAATAGATGTGATAATCGGTGGAATAATCATTGGGATGGAACTACATACGTAGACCACACACCACTGGATACTTTTAGAAGATATTTTAATATGTTTGATTAACAACTAAATATACATCTGCTTGATAGTCTACTTGCCGATATAGCCTCATAGCAGGCACATCAGCCTCCTTAGCCGGCACACCTTCTCGTTGAAGTTGACCGGCTCAAAGTCAAGGGAGTCAACCAGGCGGTCAATCTCGCGTCTGGCTGACTCCCTTTTTAATTTTCTTATTTCTTTTTTATTCGCTTTACGCATAGCTTTTCCCGTTTATGTTTGCGGCAGTCGCATATAAACAACTGCACATCCTCGTACAACATCCTACCTAAATAACCGGCCAAATACGCTACTTCTTCACCTCCTATAGGCATTTTAAATGCCGTAGCTATATGATCCTCCAAATGGCGGCATTCGTGCTTTAGGGAGTTTAAAAACTCTTCCGGGGACGAAGTCTTGCTTATGACCATTACAGATTTCCGTAGCTTGTAATTGGAGTACGTGACACCGGTATCAAGTTTGCATGACACCAAATTATTGTAAGCCTCTCTTGCCTTGTCTTTCGGACAATCTATTGATTTCAACAAACCTATGATCTCTTCCGTATAATAGCAGGTGACACGATAAAATATATGCACCTGCCAATCGTACTTCATTATGTATAGGCCTCTTCTTATCATATTTACATCATTTCATCCCAAATAATAGGCGTTCCAGAACCGATGCAATCAGCATAGAAACGAGTAAATACAATACCATCGTAAGCATCCGGATCGTCGCAAACGTTCTTCACGTATAAAGCAGCATATTGATCATGGGGAATGGAGGAGCCAAGAAAATCAGCCTTGCACATATTGGCAACATACACATAGTCATAGCCGCCTTTCTTCTTTACATCGACGTTATATTTTTTAAGCATTTCGTCGATCTGCTCTTTTGTCCAGGGCTGTACCTTTATTTTCTTGCCAGTTCCATCTTCTTTTTCCATCATGGAAATAGCCCAATCACACATAGCCTTAGAAAAATGCCAGCCATATGCGCTTAAATAAGCTTTCATCCCCGAAGGAAAATCATCGTACATATCTAATCTCATATCTTTACTTTTTAAGAAGGGGCACAATGTCCCCTTCTGATTTAACGTCTGCGTCTGCGGTATTCCCCGGCATACCGTCCGGTTCCTCTCACGCCGCGCCTTTCACCGAAACCTTCTCCACCGCGTCTCCACATATCGCGGAATTCATCGTCGTCGTCATCGTCATCGTCTCGGAATCCCATACCGCCTTCCATTGCTTTTCTCTTGCCTTCCTTGCAACCAAGTTTATAGGCTTCTTCTATCGCTTCCATCAAGTCTTCGTCTTCATAAGCATCGAACTCTCTGAAAAGCTCTTCTAGTTTTCTATTTGATCCCATAATTATTACTTTTTAGTTGTTTCCTTAACTCCAAGCTGTTGCATCAATTGCTTGTTTAGCTCCATAAGTTCAGACATGTTCTTGCTCATATCAGACATCTGGGCCTTAAGGGTGTTGATTTCCTGTTCTTGACGTTGCTTTTCTGCAAATTCAGGATTGATCATTGTCAACATCTCATCGCAGGATGCTATCACGCTGAGATCATAGTCCCGACTGTTAACCCTATCCAATCTTTTTTGTTTTATCATGGATATTTCATTGTTCATCGCATCGCGGGAACATGAGACAACAAGATTCCCGTTTTGCCCAAAGTCGGCTATATCACTACCGGAGGGAAGATTCTGAAACGTCGTGTTCTGACCATTAATATTAGCCACGACATCTACGACCATCTCCATCTGAGGTATCTGCCCCATAGGAGCGGGCATAGGATATTTAGGCTTGGGTGCAGAAACGCTTACCACAGAACCAATCTCTATGAAATGTTTGGCTTCCTTATGAAGAATATACAACTGATTATTTACTCGAAGATTCTGAAACATGATTGTTTGATTTTAAAGGAGTGTGGTTATTGCAATTTTTACAACAACCACAGAGCTCCATGTTAATTACTACTTGCTTCGCAAAGAAGCCGTTTCTGCTGTAGGAGCCGGAGTAGTTGTCGGTCTATATCCACCATTAACAAGATACAATTCGTTCGTGTATTTGTTGTAATGGATCTCATAGATACCCGGACCGGCAAGGTTCTCTACTCGCACAGGCACATCGCCGTAAGCCATCAACGGTCTCGTGTCTCCGTTCGTCCCTATCAGAATGGGCAGTGTTGCTGTTGTTCCAGCCGGGATAGCTTGACGGAGATTGACATAGAAACCGCCTACATAATCCCGGTTACGAAACGCATGGTTCGGAAGCTCTAATGTCACGTTCTCCGTCCCTACCGTCACAGCCACCGTTGGCAAGGTGTTAAAGTTTGCCCTGCCAAGTGAAGGGAACGGAAAAGGAAATCCTGTAAAAAAGTTAGGCCACATAATTACCTCCTTTCTTACCCGGATCAACCCCAGTAGTTATTGCAACCACATCCGTAACCGCCGCGTCCATAAGCCGCGTCACCGGCATAAGCACCGAAAGCGGCCGCACGATAGGTTTCCGGGTTATACACCTGCAACTGTGGATAAGGAACGGATACCGTTGGAGGCATCTTGCACTTGATACCGTCTACATCACTTTGCAATGCCTGCAAGCCGGCTACCAACGGCGCGATCTGCTGACCGAAGTTGCTCAAGATTGTCGCATTCTGATTACGCTGAGAGATTTCCCCCTCCAAAACTGCAATTCTTGCATCCCTTGCAGCAAGGGCTTCCTGCTGACGGCGTGCCTCTGCGGCATCCATCTTGGCTACAATAGCCTGGAATCCTTCACGGTAAGCGTCCGACAAAGAACGAGTATTCCCTTCCATTGTACGTGTAAGCGTATTCATGTTTTCGCAACTCGCTAAGCGACTTTCATACCCCTGTCGTTCAATCGCAGTCTGCGTTTTGCAGCAACAATCGGCTAATAGAGCAAGGATAGATTGATTGCCCTGCATAATTGCAGTAATGATACTGTTGGTATTCTGTCCCATCTGATTGCCTAAACCGCATATTGCCTGAGATACAGAGTTAATACCAGCAAGGATTTGGTCTGAAGATAAATTCAACGCCTGGGCAAGTGATGCAATGTCCACGCCGTTGCGATTAAGCATTTGCATAATCATGTCTCTTCCTTCATTGGCACCCTGATTGTTGTTTCCGCCTCCAAAACCGAAGTTGCCGTTGCCAAAGATGGCAGCAATCACAATCAACGCAATAATGTCCTGAAAACCGCCGTTGTTCCCGAAGAAACCACCGTTACCGCCTCCACCGTTCATTAATCCCATGAGGTAACCTGTGTCAATACCTCTGTTCTGCAAAGACGGAAGGATTGATGCAAGTAAGCCGTTACTCGCTCCACCTGCCCCGTCTTGATTAAATACATAAGTTTTTTCCATTGTATTTTAAATCTTAGTTACGGTCAATATCAACCGCATCGCAAATGTCGCAAAACAGTAATTGTATTGAATGGTAGAATGTTGTAGGCTTGTTGTAAAGTTGTTGTTAAACTGTCTGATTTTTTTACTTGTTCCCTTTACCGATTAAAAAATTTACGGATCATTTGATAATTTCGGCGGGAAAAGCTTGATGCGCCGGGAATCATATCCTATTCAAAAAAAATACGCTGCCAATTTCTTGACAGCGTACAAATTCTAAGGGAAGCTATAATGATATTGAAAGGAGCTCTTCACCTAACTTGTGTAATGCCTTTTCTAATTTCAAATTTTGCTCTGGCTTAGGGTTTCTATTACCTGACGCATAATGCCACAATTGCTTTTGATTGATACCAGTAATACGCTCTAATCCGGCTTTTGTAAATATGCCAGAATAAAAATCCAAGAGGGATTTTACATCCATTTTGAAAATTAACTCATAATCCCCTTTGAGTTCTTCCGGTATATCGCAACCAAGTTCTTTGCATTCAACGATAAAAGCTTCTATGGCTTCTATCATATTCATTTTTATTTCATCCACGGTCTTTCCGGTGGCAACTATGCCTCCAAGGCCTTCAATAAAAGCAGAATAATTATTTTCTGCTCTTTCAATAATAATTTTCAATGATTTATTTTCCATATTGTGCCACATAAAACTTAATAATGCCATCTTATTAAAAGAGGTACGGAAACAGCAGGACTATTTAAGCCCTGCTTCCCTTAAAATGGAATTTAATGTCCCGTCTTTCAGATCATTGCTTAGGTTGCCCGGTATAACTATAGGCCTTCTGGCTCCTTTCTTATAAAATATCCGGTGATCCCCACGCATTCGGATGAATTCCCATCCATTATCTTCAAGCATGGAAATTACTTCCTTCACTTTCATTACCACGTGTACCTCCTTTTTTAATTTAAAAGTACCCTTCTTACAACGAAGAATCGACAGCACAAAGATAACTATTTTTCTACTATCAGCAAATAAAATGATAACTATTTTTCTACAAAAGCAAAATAATTACACAAGTTCTATCTATAGGCATATTTCACCGCTTTTTCTTTGCAGTTTCAGAAAAAAGGCGTATGTTTGCGGTGCTTAACATATATAAATCACCTGTGCAGGCAGAGCTTGCATTTTATGCAGGCATTTTTTATGCTTGTATTATAATATTGAGGTATATTGTACCCCCGTGTAGAACTGTAATGGAACTACAGCATAGGTGATATGTGTTAAGCAGCGGGAAAGGCAATATACCTTTTTTTATTATTTATGCTTAACAATATCACCAATCAAAGCCAGCAGAATAATAGTATGCAGGTTTCGACGTTAATCCACGAAACGGATAGAATGAGTTCGCTCGAAATTGCCAAACTTACAGGGAAACAACACGCACATGTAATGCGTGATATTCGCTCTCTTTTAGAGCAAGGAGTGCATCAATCCAATTTTGGATTGATGTATAGGATCAATAAGTTAGGAAATGGAGCAGAAAGAAAAGACCCGTATTACGAACTTACCAAGAAAGGATGTCTTATCCTTGCATCGGGTTATGACGCAAAACTACGTGAGAGAATCATTGATCGTTGGGAAGAATTAGAAAAACGTAATTATGGTTATCAAGTTCCAAAGACATTTTCCGAAGCATTGATGTTGGCTGCAATGCAGGCAGAGCAGATAGAAGAGCAACAGAAGCAAATAGCCCAAAAAGAAGAAGAAATTACAAAGCTGGAAGAAGAGAACGTCGAACTACAAAAACAAAGCGAATACACTCGTGTGATCCTCCAAAGTAAACAAACCGTCTTGGTTACACAAATAGCGCAGGATTACGGTATGAGTGCAAGAAAATTCAATTTATTACTGCGTGACCTGGGAATACAACACAAAGTCCGTAACCAATGGATCTTATACGGAAAGTATTTGAACAAAGGATACGTTCATAGTACTACTCATAACTATACTCATACTAACGGCATTCCGGATGTTAGCCTTAATACTGAATGGACTCAAAAAGGCAGATTGTTTCTATATGACAAGTTAAAAAGCAATGGAATCCTACCATTAATAGAAAAATCAACAAGCAACTAGCTGAAACACAAATATATAATTCGAGGTACGGCATAAGGACGTACAGCCAATATTATACCAATTAATAAACCAAAAATAATTACAAAATCATGGAATTTAAAGATTTAGCAACAAAGTTCGAAGGTCTTACAGCAGATCAAGTAGGGGTATTAGCAGAGTTCGGCAAAAATATTTTAGATGATGCAGGCATATTCGGTTTACCTTCCTGTCTGCTGAGTTTAATTCGGGATATACTCAAAACAGAAGAGTTCGATTTTGAGAGAAACAGACTTACAATAGATTCACTTTTACATATTGTGGAATTAGCCAATGAATTAAATGAGCAGTGTTGGGATGAACATAAAACCCCGTTCGGACTTACAGGCATTAGAAATGACAACCAATATGTCGGATTAGATAACGAGACTAAAATAATAACATCATGATTGCTACATAAATAACATAGACCCGCATGTTGGGGCTTCGTACCCGGCGTATCACGTTTGGAGGGCTGTTTAACACACAAAGTTATTCGGCCCTTCGTTATATCTATTATGATCAGATAAAAATAGGGGATTCCTGTACATCCCCTTAAAACAGCATTACGCCAATTTCTTGTCATCTATCAAGAAAGAAAAGAAACGAGAATTTTTAGGATAAATCCTCTTCCCATTTTTCACAATATATCGACAGAAAATACGGATTTTGCCGTCTTTTTGCGTTTGATCTTTCACATTAACACCTCCTTTCCGATTTGTCCACCGACCTGTATCGGCAAACTATATTAGTTACACCCTGTCAAGCATAACTAAAAAAGCCCAAAGCTACAGGACTATGGGCTTATGTCTTTTTCTCTGAAGGGAGATAGGACGGAGGTGGCGA